ACGGGGCAGGAAACCCGCGGGAAAGCGTTAGCGGCAGGGTTGCCAGCTTACTGAAATTCAATCCATTGAAATTGAAAGGTTTCCATTGAAAAGCCGTTGAAAAGGAGGGCTTATGACGGATCCATTGTTCCTGTCTAAAAGCGCTTTCGCGGTTCGCATCGGCAGGACGCCGAGCTATATCACTTGGCTGAAAGGCAACAATCGCCTGGTGCTTTCGCCGGACGGCAAGATGGTGGACGTGCTAGCAACCGAAGCGTTGATCCTCGAAACCGCCGACCCCAGCAAGGCCGCCGTCGCAGCTCGCCACCAGCAGGACCGGATCCAGCGTGACGTTTACAGTCAACTGTCTCCCCTGGTCGAGCCGACTAACACGGCTGCGCCGCAGCAGACTATTGCTGTCGGCGCCAAGGGCCACGACTTCCAGAAGGCTCGCGCCATGCGCGAACACAACCTGGCGCAACTAGCCGAGATCGAGCTGCACAAAGCGCAGGGCTCGCTGGTTGCAAGGGATGCCGTCGAGCTTGGGGCGTATAACGCGGGGCGCCATCTGCGCGACCAGTTGTTCGGCCTATTGCCCCAACTGTCCCACAAGCTGGCAGCCATGACCGATCCTTGGGACATCGAAAAACACCTGGCGGCGACACTCCGTAAATCACTGGAAGAGGCTGAGCGCATGTCCTCCTCCGATCTTGAACGAGCGATGACTACGAGCTGACCTATGACCACGGAATTTCCTGACGGTGACCGTGCGTACCGTGAGGCCTATTTCCGTGGTCTACGACCCGACCCAGACCTCTGGATCGACGAGTGGGCCGATGAGTACATGCGCATCCCGCGAGACACGGGCGCGCCTGAGCCCGGCCAGTACCGCACCGAACGAACGCCGTACGCTCGCGAGCCCATGCGCTGTCTGTCGCCGGCGCACCCATGCCGGCGAGTGGTCACCATGGTAGCTTCGCAGCTGATGAAAACGCAGATCGCTTTGAACTGGATGGGCGGACTGATTCACATGGCACCGTCCAACATCCTGGCGCTGCTGCCCAGTCTGAGCCTGTCAAAGCGGGTGTCCGGGCGGATCAGCAAGACCATCAAGGCAACCCCGGAGTTGGCGAAGCGTGTAGCGGCCAACCGCTCACGGGATGCGCGCAACACCATGGACACCAAGGAATTCGAGGGTGGCGCCCTGTACGTCACGACGGCGGGCTCTGCGGCCAACCTGTCCGAGCTGTCGGCGCGCTACATCTATGGCGACGAAGTTGACCGATGGGAGAACGATGTCGGCCAGGAAGGTGACCCCATCGTTCTGGCGGAAACCCGGGCGACCAACTTTGGCCGCAACGCGAAGATCTACTTCTCCAGCTCGCCGACGATCAAAGGCGCTTCGCGCATCGCGGACCTGTTTGAGTCCAGCGACCAGCGTTACTACTACGTGCCGTGCCCCACCTGTGGGCACATGCAGGTATTGGAATGGGAGCGGTTGCACTACAGCAAGGACTACAGCACGGTTCACTACGAGTGCGCTGCGCCTGAATGTGACGTGCTGATCGAGGAGCATCACAAGACCGACATGCTCGCCCGTGGCGAGTGGCGTGCCCATGGCAATGGCGATGGCAAGACTGTGGGCTTTCACCTCAACGCCCTGTACTCGCCGATTGGTTGGAAGGACTGGGCCTCGCTTGCCGAGGAGTTCGAAGACGCCAAGAAGGCCCAAGCCAAGGGCGATATGGGCCTGATGCAAGTGTTCTACAACACTCGTCTCGCCAAGGTCTGGGACAGCGCGCAAGAGCAGACCAAGGCAGAAGTGCTGGTCGCTCGGGCACGGCTGGAAACCTACACCCTCGGCAGTATGCCGACGGGCGTGCTGATGCTGACCGGCGCCGTCGACGTGCAGGCCAACCGCCTGGAAATGATGGTGATGGGCTTCGGTGTCGGCATGGAACGTTGGGTGGTCGATCACCAGGTCATCTGGGGCGATCCAGCGGATGAGCGCACATGGGCGGTGTTGGACGAAAAGCTCAAGGTCCGTTACCGGCATCCTTGCGGTATCGCCTTGGCGATCCTAGCAACGGGCGTCGACTCCGGCGGTCACCACACCGACGAGGTGTACCAGTTCTGCCGGGTGCGGCGCTGGCGAAACATCTTCGCGATCAAAGGCGCAAGCAAGCCCGGCAGACCGGTGATTGCTCAGCGGCCTTCCATGGTCGATGTGACTTGGAAGGGCCAAACCGAACGCGGCGGCGCCGAGTTGTGGTTTGTCGGTACCGACACTGCGAAGGACTGGATCTACAACCGCTACGCCTTCGAGAACGGCCCTGGATCGCTGCACTTTGCCAACGACTTGCCGGACGAGTTTTTCGCCCAGTGCGTGGCCGAGCGCAAGGTTGCCCGATACGTCAAAGGCTACAAGCGTATCGAGTGGGTCAAGGGCAAGGCCGAACGAAACGAAGCGCTCGACCTGATGGTGTATTGCCTGGCGATGGCGCATTACCTCGGCATCAACCGCTACCAGGAACACGACTGGGAACGGGTGCGACAGGCCCTGGCGCAGTCCGGTTTGTTCGACGATGTGTTGGGCGTCAAGCCCATGCAGGGCGAGCGCGTCGACGCTGACGAAACACCAGCACCGGCACCGGTCGCCGCGCGTCAGTCGCTACCCGCACCGCCACCTGCTGCACCTCTCGCCCAGCCGCGACCCGCTGCACCCCCTCAACGCCGCAGCTCCACCAGCGGTTACCTGAAGAGACGCTGATATGTCGTTTACCCCAAAGCACCTCGAAGCCATCGAGCGCGCCATTGCGCGCGGTGAAAAGACCGTGCGCTACACCGACCGCACGGTGGAGTACCGCTCCATCGACGAACTGCTCAAGGCTCGTGACGAGATTCGCACGTCGTTGAGCCAAGCCGCCGGGCCGCGCTCTCGCGTGATTCGGCTCACCCACGGAGGCAAAGGACTCTAATGGCTCGACATTATCCGACGCTGACCCGTAATGGATTCTTGCTGCCGTCGAACATCAAGGCCAGTTACGAAGGCGCCGGTGAGGGCCGTCGCTCGGCCAGTTGGGAAGCCACCGACAACGGCATCAACAGCATCAACACCCCGGCACTGCGCAACCTGCGCGCGCGCTCGCGGGCGGCGGTGCGCAATGACCCGTACGCGTTCAACGTCATCGACAAGCGCGTCAGCAACCTGATCGGTACCGGCATCACGCCCAGGCCGACCACTGAAGACGCAGACCTGCGCAAACTTCAGCAGCAGCTGTGGGATGACTGGGTGGATGAAGCGGACGCTGACGAGCTGACCGACTTCTACGGCATGCAGGCCTTGGTCGCACGCACCGTGGAAGCGGCCGGCGAGTGTTTTGTGCGCTTGCGGCCGCGCAGCCCCAGCGAGGGTTTAGCGGTGCCGCTGCAGCTGCAGGCGCTGGCACCTGAGTTTGTCCCGCACGACAAGTTTGAGACAACCAAAAACGGCAACGTGATTCGCGCGGGTATCGAGTTCAGTCCGGCCGGTAAGCGTGTGGCGTACTGGATGTATCTGTCCCATCCGCGCGACTCGTCGTCGTTGAATGCGGGCTACAACCAATTGGTGCGTGTGCCAGCGGCGCAGGTGCTGCATATTTTCGAACCCATGGAACCGGGGCAGTTGCGCGGCGTTCCGCGTTTGGCGCCGGTGCTGAAGCGCCTGCGCAGTTTGGACAACTACGATGACGCTGTGCTGTTCCGTCAGGAAGTGGCGAACCTGTTCGCTGGCTTCATCAAGCGGCCTGCCCCGGACAGCGGGCAGCAACCACGCGACCCAGTAACGGGGCAATTGCTTACCACCGACCGTGACGGCTTCACGCCGATGGTCGCCCTGGAGCCCGGCACCATGCAGGAGCTGGGGCCAGGTGAAGAGGTCGAATTCTCCAAACCACCGGACGCCGGCAACAATTACCCGGACTTCATGCGGCAGCAGCTGATGGCTGCGGCGGCAGGTTCAGGTACACCCTACGAGATCCTCACCGGCGACATGCGGGAGGTTAACGATCGGGCGCTGCGCGTGGTTCTCAACGAGTTCCGTCGGCGTTTGGAACAGCTGCAATTCGGCGTGTACGTGCATCAGCTGTGTCGCCCAGTGCGCGCCGCGTGGATGGACATGGCTGTGTTGTCCGGCGCCGTGGTGCTGGAAGACTACGCACAACGTCGACGCGAATACCTGCGCACGCGCTGGGTTCCGCAAGGCTGGGCCTACATCCAGCCGGTACAGGACGTCCAGGCGCGTAGGATGGAAGTGCAGGCGGGCTTTGCCTCTCGCAGCGAGATGGTGTTGCGCACCGGCTATGACGCGGAAACGGTCGACACAGAAAACGCTGCCGATCTCGCCAGGGCAACAGACCTCGGCCTCAACTACACGACTCTTGATGCCATCGAGACGTTTGATGACAAGGACCAACCATGAGCAAAAAAACGAAACCCCGCGTTTATGACAAGGCGGGCAAGCAGGTCAAAGTCGTCGACAAGAGCTGGTACACCTTCCAGGCCAGTGGCGAAGCCGAGCAACGCAGTATTGAGATCTTCGTCTATGGCGAGATCGGCGCCTGGGGTATCACCGCTAATCAGTTTATGCAGGACCTGCGCGCGATAGATGATGGCGTGTCGCCGGTCATTGCAGCGTTCAACAGCATCGGCGGCGAACTCTTCGATGGTTTGGCGATTCACAACGCGTTGTCCCGATTAGGCGAGCGGTGCACCGGGCGTATTGATGCACTAGCCGCGAGTGCCGCCGGTGTCGCGGTGTGTGGCGCTCACCGAGTGGTGATCGCGGCTAATGCGATGTTGATGATTCACAACCCCTGGACCTACGCAGCCGGTGATGCCGATGACTTGCGCAAGGTGGCGGATGCCCTGGATCAGAGCCTGGAAGCGATCATCGCGGCCTATAAGGCCAAGGCGCCGGACATTGATGAGGCGGAACTGCGACGCATGGTCAACGCTGAGACCTGGCTCACGGCCAACGAAGCGGTAGCACTCGGCCTGGCAGATGAAGTGGGTGACGGCCTGAAGGTCAAAGCCTGCCTTGGACAGGGCAGTGTATTGCAGCGCTTCCAACACGCGCCGGCAGAGCTGCTTGCCCAGCTTGATGAAGAGCCCGAGTCCGAGCCGCCTGAACCGGATCCAGTTCCGGTGCTGGACGCTGTCAAGCTGGCGTTGCTCGTCACCCAAGGCTGTGCGGCGGCAGGCATTAGCAACCTGGTGGATCCGATACTCGCTGCGACGAAGCTGGAGAGCGAAGCGGTGGTTCAGGCTGCATTAACCAATGCCAAAGCATTGCACAGCCTGTGCGTCGCAGCGCGGCTGCCAGAACTCACCGGCGAGTTCGTCACGGCAGGTCTGGACGAAGCAGCAGTCCGTGCGCGTCTGTTTGACAAGTTGGTGGGGAGCGGCGGCGGTTTTGAAATCAACAATAGCCTGCCGCTGGACAACGACCCTGCAGTTCCGGTCAAGGCCAAACAGGCTGACCCTCAATCGATCTGGGCCTCCCGTCAGGCGGCGCAGAACGGAACCTCGAAAGGAGCAAGAGCATGACCATCAAAGTCGAATCGATGCACGCAGGTGAGTTCCTGCTGTCCGAGGGCGCAGGCAATATTTCCCGCGAGGCGATCAATGTCGCTGCCGGTGCGGCGCTTGAGCCAGGCCAGGTGCTTGGCTTGATCACGGCAACCAGCGAATTCGCGCCGTATGAGCCGACGGCGGAAGACGGCACCGAGAACGCCATCGCGATCCTCTACGGCCCTCTGGGTGAATCGGACGTTGTGCGTCGCGGTCGCGCCATTGTGCGACTGGCGGAAATCAGCGAAGCACACCTGACGGGTCTCGATCCTGCTGCTGAAAAGGCCCTTGCCATTCAATTCGTCATCGTCCGCTAACCCGGCCAACCCCATTTATTCATCCCGCCAAGTGCGGGATTTTTCATTTCTGGAGAGTACCCCATGGCCGAGATCGCCATTTTTGAAGACGATGCGTTCAGCGTCTCGTCGTTGACCGCTGCAATCAATGACCAGGAATACCTGCCGGGCCGCATCAGCAGCCTTGGCCTGTTCCGCGAAGAGGGCATCAGCACGCTGACCGTGCAGATCGAGAAGGACGGCGACACCCTGGCTCTGGTGCCGGCGGGTGAGCGTGGTACGTCCGGCCTGGTGGTCGGTGGGACCAAGCGGACGTTGATCCCGTTCAACACTGTGCACCTGCCGGAACGCTTCACCATCAAGGCCGATGAGATCCAGGGCATCCGCGCATTTGGCACGCGTAGCGAGTTACAGGCGGTGCAGGATGTGGTCAACAAGCGCCTGGCGAAAGCTCGCCGTCAGCTGGATGCGACCCACGAATTCCAACGCATGGGCGCCCTGAACGGGCAAATCCTGGACGCGGACGGCAAGACCTCGCTGCTCGACATCTACAAGGTGTTTGGCGTCACTCGCAAGAAGTTGCCCATGGGCTTGGGCAATCCAGAAACCGAGCTGCGTGTCCGCGCCGGTGAAGCGCTCGACATGCAAGAGGAAGCGCTGGGCAGCATCACCAGTACCGGATCCCGCGCCTTCTGCGGCAAGAATTTCTGGAACAAGCTGATCGTGCATCGCTCGGTTAAAGAGACGTATCTCAACACCATGCAAGCCGCGTCCCTGCGTGGCGATGCGCGTGAAAGCTTCGAGTTCGGCGGGATCGTCTGGGAGCGATATCGCGGCAAGGTGGCGGGTGTTTCGTTCGTCCATGACGACAAGGCCCTGCTGATCCCCGAAGGCGTGCCGGATCTGTACATCTCGTCCTTCGCACCGGCTGACTACATGGAAACGGTGAACACTCAGGGCATCCCGTACTACAGCAAGCTTGAGCCTCTGCCGTTCAACAAGGGCGTAGCGGGTGAGGCCCAGTCCAACCCGCTGCATTTATGCACGCGGCCTCTGGCGCAGATCCTGCTGGAACTCTGACGGTGGCTTTCCGCGATCTGATCTCCGATATCGATGCGGTGGTGTACGAGACGTTGGGTGACGTCGGTTACATCGAAGGTCGGGAAGTACTGGGCATGTTCTCTGCGCCTTGGCTGCAACCTCAGGTGGGCCGGCTCAACACCGGATTGCGGGAGCCAAACTTCGTCATCCGAGTTGCTGATTCGGTGGGGGTTGAGAAAGCCCAGCGCGTCACTATCGAATTACCCGCCATGGACGGCGGGGGCGAGTACATCGTGGTGAGGTTGGAGCCAGATGGTGCAGGGCAGCTTGCTCTGGTCTTGAGGATGACGGCATGAGTATTGGCTCGTTTTACAAGACTTCGTCTAACAGCGGGATGATCAGTATTCAGCCATCGGCGGCTGACATCAGGGCACTGACTGATTTTGCCAAGGTGGTGCCGAAGGCTGCAGCAGCTGCTCAGCGTCGCGCAATCAACAAGACACTCGGTTGGTTGCGCACTCACATCGCGCGAGCAGTCGCCAGGCAGCAGGGTATCGCCATGCGTGCGGTAAGGCAGCGGTTGCGTTCTTACCCTGTCACTGGGGATACCGGGCGCGGGAAACTTTGGTTCGGTATCGACCCATTGGAGGCGAGTCGGACTGGGCGTGCGCGGCAGACCCAGTCGGGCGTATCCGTAGGCAAGCGTCGTTACCAAGGTGCTTTCTATAAACGGGTCTACGGAGGGAACGCCAATATCTGGATTCGTACAGCCAGCAAACACTTCTCCGCAGGTGACTACCCGGCCAGCAATGTCTCATCGGCCAGCGGAGCGAGTTCGGGATGGATCGCAGAAAACGGCGATCGTTTCCCGCTTGCCAAAGCCATGGTGCAGCTTGAAGAAGTGCGCCCGTTGTTCGAAACCTGGACGCGCCGCGCCGATGAGCGACTCCTGGAAATCCTGAAACAGGAGCTGAACTTTGAGCTTCAAAAGTACCTGCGAGGTAACTCACGTGGATGAGCCGCTGACGTTGAATGATCTTTTTGCTGCCATCGAGCAGCAGATCGGTGAACGCTTGACTGGGTTGGAGACAGTTGCAACCTGGCCAGAAATAGGTGAGCGAACAGTAGTGCCGCTGCCGGCGTTGTTCTTGGAGCTGGCTGAAATTGAACCAGGTGAAGATGACGGCACGGGTCAGACAGCGCTAGTGGGCAAGTTTGAAGCGCGCGTGGTGGTTGGGTCAGAGCAGCATCAGCCCAGTCATCAAGCGGCGCAGTTTGTGGCGCAGTTGGCCGTGCTGCTCCGTGCGCAGTATTGGGGGCTCAATGGAGTGGGGCCGGCAGAATTTGTACAAGCCGTGCCGGACTGGACCAAGCCTGAGTTGGATGGTTATACGGTCTGGCTGGTTGAGTGGACCCAGGCCCTGCAGCTTGGTGAGGAGGAATGGCCGTGGCCGGACCAGTCCGCAGCTTTTCTTGTATTTGATGAGGCTGACGCACGCATCAATGCGGCGGCGGACGCCCCGTGAGTCGCGCGGTCCTCGGTGAGCATGACCGCATGATCGCGGCAATGATCAAGTCCGGCAAGGTGGTCGCGGTGGACCTGATGGCAGGTAAGGTCCGGATTCAGTCGTTGGACTGGATCAGCCCATGGGTTCGTTGGCATGGGATAGCTGCGGGTAAAGCATGCCATTGGCGAGCGCCGAGCCTCGGCGAGCAAGGGACGCTATTCAGCCCGAGCGGTGAACCATCTGCAGCCCGGTTTATTGCTGGTGTGTTTGGTGAGGCGGGGGCTGCGCCGGATAGCCGTGATCATGTGGAAGTTTGGAGCTTTGATGATGGCGGGTCGCTGGTTTACGACTGGGAGGCCAATACCTACGACATCACGTTGCCCACTGGCACGGTGACGATCAAGGTTGGCGCGTCTACCTTTACGCTCACGGACAGTTCGGTCACCGTTGAATCGGTGGCAATCAAGCTCGTTGGTAACACCCAGATTCAGGGCACGCTGCACGTGACCGGCAATATTGATAGCGACGGCGCAATCATCGACAAAGGTGGCAACACCCCGAATCACAAGCACTGACCTGACGTTTTCGACCCGCTTTGAGCGGGTTTTTTTATGCCTGGAGAACACCGATGGCGAGCGATAGAGATGAAAAGAAGAACATTGCCCAGTCCAATTCACTGGCCGAAGTCCCGGGTGTACCCCAGGCCAGCGTCGACGCCACTGAAGCCCCGGCGCCGATAGCTAAAGCATTGGGCCCCGCACGAATCTTTCGAGACAACGTCTTCACGTCTCGCACCCTGATCATGCCGGACGGTCGAGCGCTTGCAGTTAACAAGGGGCGTGTAAAGGCTCTGGGTGATGATCAGTTCGAATTCTTAAAAAGCCACCCAGATTTAGAGCTGCTGCCGGAGTGACATAAATGATCGGAATGGACCGCCATACGGGGCAACCACTGTCCGGCATTGCCCATGTGCGGCAATCCATTGAGGTCATCCTGACCACGCCAATCGGCAGTCGCCGGATGCGCCCTGAGTTTGGCAGCAAGATCCGCCGTTACGTCGACCTCCCTGTAAACGAGGGTTGGAAGGGTGCGGTGTCGGCCGAGGTAGTGCGTGCAGTAGGGCGCTGGGAACCGCGGGTGGAGCTTCACCAGGTGTCGGTGGTGTCGATCATCGGCGGGCAAATAACCCTGCGTCTGCAGGGCGATGCCCCTGACGCCCCGGCCTTCGACATTGAGGTGGTCGCATGAACATTTTGGACCTGTCCAAACTGCCGGTACCGGACGTCATCGAAACGCTCGACTTTGAAACAGAGTTCGCGGAACGCATGCAGCTGTTCCGGGACGCGATGGGTGATCAATACACCGCCGCGTTCGAATCGGACCCTGTTGTGGAGCAGATTCAATTGTTCACCTACGAGGTCTTGAACCTGCGGGCGCGCATCAATGCTGCTGCCCGTGCGGTACTGCTGGCGTCATCTGCGGGCACCGATCTGGACGGCGTTCTGGCCCTGCTCGATGCAAAGCGGCTGGATGATGAATTGGACGATGCGTTCAAGGCGCGCGGGCGCCTGGCTCCCTACGGATACAGCACGGCCGGGCCGCTGAAGGCTTACGAATATCACGCGTTGAGCGCCCATGAAGATGTGCGCAGCGTGCGGGTCGACCGTCCAACCCCGGGCGTCGTGCGCGTCACGGTGTTGAGTCGTATCGGTGATGGCGTTCCAGCAGATGACGTGTTGGCCGCAGTGCGTGCGGCGCTGAATGCCGAAGACGTGCGGCCGCTCAATGACACGGTGTTAGTAGAGGGGGCGTTTGTGATCCCCTGGGCGTTGCATGCGCGCTTGCACTTCCCCAGTGGCGCCGCTTATGAACCTGTCATGTTGGCCGCCCAGGCGGCCGCAGAGGCGTATGCGCTTGCGCAGCATTCCGTCAACACGCCAGTCAGGGAAAGCAAGCTGACAGCGGCCCTGGGGCTTTCGGGTGTGGCTGACGTGGAACTGCTGACACCGGTTGCTGACATTCCGGCGCAGCTGCAGGGCGCGCCGTACTGCACTGGCATCGTGCTGGAACCGGTGGTGGACTATGAGTAGCCCTGCAGCTCTGCTGCCCAGCAATACAACGCCGCTGGAGCGTGGCTTGGCCGACGCCGGTTCGGTGCGCCGATTGAACCCGGACATTATTCGCACGCTGTGGAACGCGGATCTTTGCCCGCCTGAGTTTCTGCCGCAACTGGCCTGGTCGTTGTCGGTGGATTTTTGGGAGCTGGCAACCACGGACGAGGAACGCCGTGAGCTAATTCGCAACGCCATCCAGTGGCACCGCAAGCGCGGCACGCCCTGGGCGATCAAGCAAGCCTTGGCCGCCTTTGGGTACCCGGTGCTGGAACTGATCGAACAGGCCGAGTATCACGCTCAATGGATCGCGGCCGGCGGTCGAGTGCTGGACGGCAGTTGGCTGCTGGACGGGGCGGTGGTGCTGACGACGCCTGAAACGGCCAGCAACGGGCAGATAGTTCGGCGTACGGCGCTCAACCATTGGGCGCAATACGCCATTCGCTTGAACGCCACGTCAGGTATCTGGACGCGTGAGCATCAGCGCAAGATCCGCGCCCTGGCCGAAAACTTCGCGCCGGCGCGTAGCGAGCTGGTTTCGCTGATCGCGGGTTTGAATCTTGGGTTTGATGCACGCATCACCTTGAAGTCGCTGGCCGCGCATCTGCGCACCAAGCTCAACAAGTGCAGGCGTTTTCAGCCTGCAGCTAGGCGCACCCTTGACGGCTGTTGGAAGCTCGATGGCGGTGAGGCGCCGTTGTTGCTCAATGGTGGGTGGGCGCTGGACGGTCGGCCACTGGATGGCCGGGTGCTGACAGGGGTTCCCCTGGATAACGGCCATATCGACAGCAAACAGAAAATCACCATGCGCCTGGGTATGACCATGGCGGGGCCGCGCCGCGTTCCACTGACGCCACTGGGCGATGCATGGCGCGCGCTGGATGGTAGCTGGACGCTCGGCGAAATGACCCTGCAAGGCTGGCCTATGGATGAGGGGTTGAGCCTTGCCGGCGCCCAGCTGGATCGCCTCGCGTTATCGCGCCTGGACGGTACCTGGCTGTTGGGGGATGACCTCGGCGGGCCGGGGCTGTGGTTCAGCGGCGTTATTCGCACCAAACAAAACGGCATCACTACACAGGAACCGCTATGAGCAATCCCATCGCTACCCCGGTAGCACTGACCTATCGGCATCAGGTGGCCTTGAGTGCGGCGCACGGCACGGCTATTTCCCCGGCCGCGTTTATGGCCTTCGGATCGAGTGACAAAGCTTATTCGCCGGACGAGGACACGTCGCTGTATGCCGAGTTTATCCGTGTGCCTGTGACCAATACGGTGGTTGGCCCTGAGCTGACTGTCAGCGGCGTTCTGACGGGCTCGCAGGCGGGGGCCAACGTTCTACGCGAAGTGGCGGTGTTCACTGCTGCAGGCGTGCTTATGGGGCGCCGCGTCATGAAACCCAAGGAGTTCGAAGACAGCACCGAACTCGAAATTGAAATTGTCTTTGAATACTGAGGAATTGCGCGATGCCTTTGAACCCAAGTCCAGACCCGAAGCTTTCCACCAGTTTGCCGGCGTTGACCACCAGCAGCGTGGGCCACCCTGATACCTGGAACCCCATCCACCAAGCGCTACTCGATAACGACTTGGTGCTGCATGCCAATGAGCAGGCGAGCAAGCAAAGCGCCGAGGCGAAATTGCAGTCGCTCGATCAGCGAGTGGGCGGTATCGAATCGTCCAGCGCTGTGTCTGTCCAGAAGGCCCAGGCTCTTGACTGGACCTACCGTAACAACGTCATCAAGTTTGAAATGTTCGTAAAGGGTTACACCTTGATTGATGTTGCACCGGTGGCAGTGGTTCAAGGTGTGAACGGTGACGATTCGCTTGATGTGGCGGATACCGGCGGCCTGCGCGTCGGCGAATTCTATGTGTTGACCGATCCGACGGCACTTGATGGCGATGGCAACATTGCGCCGGTCTCTGCATTGGTGCAGGTTTCGGCGGTCCTGTCAGGTATTCGTGTACGCCTAGCGGCGAACATGGCGCGTGACTGGGGGCCTTCGGCCTTTTTGCAGCGTTCCAGCATCAAAGTATTGGGGGCGTCGAACGCGGCGGCTGTCCCCGGTGACATCTATCTGACGCGCTCGATCAACATTGGTGCCGATGTTGATGGTGGCGCGGTGGTGATTCGTCGCACGCTGAACTCCGGTAAAGCGCGGATCTACTACCGTGACGCCTACCAGCCGATCTGGAAAGAAGCCGGTTGGTCGCTACGACGCACTGGAGCCGATATCCCCGGCGGCTTCGCCGATTACGAATATGTCCTACCCATGCGTGGCGACGGGTGGTTGCGTCTGGGTGTAGAAGACGAAGCCATGACCATTGCCCATATCGTCGCGCTGGGCCAGACAACGGGCCTGGGCGGCTATATAAACCCTGAGCTACGGCCAAATACGCCCGTGCTGTCGACGCCCTTGGCAGGTGCTGTGGGAGTCACGGAGCGTCCATCGCTGGCGATTGCAGGCTACAGCTCACCCTCGGGCAACGCACAGAAGGCCCTGCAGGTGCAGTTGTCCAAGACTGCAAACTTTGCCGATATTGCGCACGATTCGGGAGTGTTGCCTGCGGCTGTATCTTATTCGCCGCCGGCTGGCGCTGTTACAGCTGGGGCTACCTATTACTGGCGCAGTCGAGTTCAGGATGTGGCCGACCTCTGGTCTGAATGGATGACGGTAGCGAGCTTCACGGCAGCAGCATCGTTTGCCTATGTAGCTGCACCGTCCATCACGGGGCCGTCAGCCAACGCGACGGACGTGCCGGAGCAGCCGACCATAACTTTATCTGCGTTTGTGGCCATCGGAGGCGCAGATAGCCACAAGTCAAGCCAGGTTCGCATTCGGGCTGCTGACGGCACATATGCCGAACCCGTCTGGGACAGCGGTGCAGATGCGGTTAACAAGTTGAGCATGGTTGTACCGGCCAAAAAGCTTAAGGCTGGGGTCCAGGGTTACTTCCTTCAGGCGCGCCAAGAAGGCACAGCGCGGGGATGGTCGGAATGGGGCGCTGAGATCAAGATCACGACCAAGGGGCAATTTGCTAACGTGATTGGTATTGCGATGCTCGCCTCGGGCGGGGGCGCAGGCACTTGGGCCCGCGTGGATGAAAGCGGAGCCACTAAGGTTACGGACGCCTCGTTCTTCAGTTCGCACATCATCTACGGTGCTATTCAAGATCAGTTAATCGACGGCCAGTACATGGTCAAGATTCCGGCCTTTTACGTGAGACGCGACACAATTGTGTCGGGAGCTAACGCTGGGAAGAAAGCGATATGGGTATCCGATCAGCCCATTGATGGATTTTCCTTACACCCGGCATTCAAGAATGCAGGCGCAAATCTGGCCCAGTTTTGGGTTGGGAAATACCAGGGTACCAGTGATGAAACCAAGCTTGGCTCCAGGCCCGGCTTAATGCCGCAAGTCAGTGTCAATCTTCCCGGCATGCAGAATCGGGCTGCGGCACGTAACACGGGCGGTGTGAGTGGTTTTGCAATTTGGTCGATCTATCAGCTTTCCGCCATCCAGACGTTGGCAATGATCGAAATCGGCGGTGCTGACTCGCAGGCGCTGATAGGTCGCGGCCACGTCGATGGAGGTTCCATTTTGGAGGTAGATAGCGCTTTAGTCGCGCAAGCGAGTTGGCGCGGAATCGTTGGTTTGTGGGGCAACATTGACCAAATGGTTGACGGTCTGATTGCCGACACGTCCAAAAATAGCAAAATTTGGGATCGCAACGGAAACCATACGTATTTGTCCACTAACCGCACCGCACCCACGTCAGGCACCTATCCAGTAACGATGGCGGAGGATACGGGGACCGATTTCGACCTGCGCGATGTTTTTTTACCTGCCACGGGTGATTCGTCGGCCAGCAATGGCAGCTACGGGGATCGGTTCTTTCAAGGTTCTGGCACTAACACCCAGGCATGCCACGGCGGCACCAATGGCACGGGTTCGGATGGTGGTCTGTTCGCGCTGAAATTCATCAATGTGGCAACGCTCTCGTATACCTACATCGGCAGTCGCCTGGCGAAGGTGTAGCTGGATCGGTAACCTTCATCATGTCTCTGGGCTAGCCCGCCGCGCGGGAACCCTTGCTCTTAGGAGAGCGAAATTGAAAATTGAAAATGGAACCCTGACGCTTGATGGTCAGCGCATCGTGCTGCCTATGATTCAGGTTGACGCGAAGGTTCGCGTCTGGTCGGTGCCTCTGGAGTACCGAAAAAACGGCTACTTTGTAGCAGTGGATTTGCCGAGCCAGCCGCAAGAAATTCCGGCCTGTTCGTTGTCAGATGCTCAGTATTTGGGCGTGCTGGACTACTTGGCTGACGACACCAACAAGGTGGCCGCCGCCAAGGCTAACAAGCTGGTGGAAATCAACGCTGGCTGTGAACGTGCACTGAATGCCCTGACCAGCACCTACCCGCCAGGCGAGCTGCAGAGCTGGCCGCAACAGGTTCAGGAGGCGGCAGGCCTGCTGCTAGATCCTTCCGGCGCTACGCCGCTGCTGTCAGCTATTGCTGAGGTTCGCGGCCTGACGGTCGAGGATCTGGCAGCCCGCGTGCAGGAGAAGGCGGTGGGTTACGCCACGTACTCGGGCGCGATCATTGGCAAGCGTCAGGCCGCCGAAGATCTGCTGGACAAGGCCGAGACCCTGGAGGAAGTCGGGGCTATCGTATGGTAGCGCGCATCAAGGGGGTGTTACTCGGCATTGCCCTGGTGCTGCTGTGCGCGTTGGTGGCCGTGATCGGGTTGGGTTGGATGTTCGTATCGGTGGTATTCAACAGCTCGCGAGCCTGGCGCCTGGCTGTCTCGTTCGACCAGTTGGCCAACACCGCATTCGGTGGGCACGAAGACGAAACGATCAGTTCACGGGCGGGCAAGGCGGCGCGTAAGGGCAAGCCCTGGGCCTGTGTGCTGTGCCGACTGCTCGATTGGTTCGAACCAGACCACTGCGAAAAAAACATTGAGCCAGACCGGGGCAAATCCCTGACCTGATCCGGCCCGTTACGCGTAACGCAAAAACAAAGGTTCCATTCCAGACCCGCCAATGAGCGGGTTTTTCCGTTTCTGGAGAGCGCTTTATGAGTTTTTTTCACGGTGTGACCACTACCCTGGTGCAGGGTGGTGCGCGAACTATCTCCGTGCCGTCGTCCTCGATCATCGGCCTGGTAGCTGAACTGTCCCCGGGCTGGGCCGCTCTTGCCACGCCGGGCGCGGCCACGCCCGGCGTTGCTGTCATGCTGACCACCGAACGCGAAGCCATCGCGGCGTTTGGTGAAAGCTCACCTATCACCCGCGCAGCCCAAGCAATCTACACGCGCGCCAAGGCTGTAATCATCGCTGTCGGCCTGGAGCCGCTGCAGGAAGAGGCCGCGATGACCTCGGCCGTGATTGGTGGCGTTAAAGCGGACGGAACCCGTACCGGCCTGCAGGCGCTGCTCGATGGCAAAAGCTTGTTCAACGCGCAGCCGCGGTTGCTGATTGCCCCGGGGCATTCTTCCAAACTGCCGGTCGCAACGGCCATGGACGCCCTGGCCGAAAAGCTCGGCGCCATCGCGATTATCGACGGACCGAACACCACCGACGAAGCGGCTATGCAGTTCGCGGAAGGCTTCGGCTCCAAGCGTCTGTTCTTGGTCGACCCGGGCGTTAAGTTCTGGGATACCGAGGCCAACGCGGACGTCGATGCGCCGGCGTCGGCCTGGACGGCGGGCCTGTTTGCCTGGACTGACGCCACCTACGGTTTCTGGGCGTCGCCGTCGAACAAAGAGTTCGTCGGCATTACCGGTACCAAGCGTCCGGTGGAGTTCAATGACGGTGACCCGACGTGCCGCGCGAACCTGCTCAACAACGCCAATATCACCACGATCATTCGCGACGACGGTTTCCGTCTGTGGGGCAACCGCACGCTGTCCAGTGATCCCAAGTGGGCGTTCGTCACGCGTGTGCGAACCATGGACATGGTTATGGCCGCCTTGCTCTACGGCCACAAGTGGGCTGTGGATTTGCCTATCAACAAAGGCTACGTCAAGGAAGTGCTGGAGGGCTTGAACGCCTTCATGCGTGACCTTAAGGCCCAGGGTGCGGTGATCAACTTCGAAGTCTACGTCGACACCGAGCGCAACACCGCCACGCAGCTGGAGCAGGGCAAAGTTTATTGGGGTGTGCACTTCACTGACTCGCCGCCGGCGGAAAACCCAACGTTCCTTGTTGATGTTTCGAACAAGTGGATTACCGAAGTTCTCGATACACGTTCGTAAGGGGCGGCTCAATGATTCCTCAAGTGCTTTTCAACACCAACCTGTTTGTCGCGGGCACCAGCTTCAAGGGCGACGTGCCAAGCCTCACGCTGCCAAAGATGAAGATCAAGACGGAAGCGTTCCGTGGTGGCGGCATGGACGCCGAAATCGACATGGACATGGGCCTGGAAAAAATGGACGCCGCGTTTACCACGACCGGCGTGCGTAAAGAGTCCATGACCAAGTTTGGCCTAGCCGACGGTAACGCGTTCAGCGGCTCGTTCCGTGGTTCGTTCAAGGGCCAAGGCGGTCTCACCACCGGCGTAACCGCCACCATTCGCGGCATGGTCACGGAGCTAGATCCGGGCGACTGGTCGGCCGGCACCAAGGCCGAGTTCAAATACGCCGTAAACGTCACCTACTACAAGCTGGAGGTGGACGGGACGGTTTGGTTTGAGTTCGATCCGGTCAACTCCATTCGCATCGTCGACGGCGTGGACCAGCTGGAAAAAATGCGCCAAGACCTCGGTATTTAAGGACTAAAGAACATGACTGATTTGAAAAAGCCTGCTGGTGACGTGTTGCCGAAGTGGCTGACAGTGACCGCCGAGAGCGCGGTTGTTCAGCTGACCAAGGCCTACACCATGAACGGTATCCAGGTCGACAAAGTAACCATGCGATCCCCCACGCTCAAGGAGTCGCGAGCCAGCCAGGCCGAACACCCCAAGGATGACAATGCGGCCGAAATGCTGCTGTTCACCGGGTTGTGTGAAGTGCCTGAAAAGGAGCTGGAGCTGCTGTCGGTAGTTGATTACATGCGCCTGCAGCGTGGCTATTTTCGTCTGGTCACAGAGGACGAAGTTTAGTTTTGACCAGCTGAGTCGGGCAGCCCGGAGCCTTGCAAAGGTCACCGGGTTTACCCTGGCTGAAATCGAGACGATGCCGTTTTATGAACTGGTGTGGTGGCTCAGGGATGAGTAGCCCCCATGGTGATGGGGTGGCGACATGGCGAAAGGATTAGCGCTTGGGCTGGTGATCGGCGGCGCGGTAAGCGCCTCGGTCGGCAAGGCCTTCAACGACGTCGAGGGCCGTATAAAGCGCCTCGACAGTGCAGCGGCCAAGACCCGGGTTTTACAGTCTGTTGTAGGCGAGACGAAGAAACTGCAGGAGGAATGGCGCAAAGCGCATCTCACAGGTTCAGCTGCGGCCGATGGACTGCGCCGCAAGCTGGACGCCAGCCTGGACGGCCTGCGCCGTCAAGGTGTTGAGGTTCGCAACCTGGGCAAGGCGTACGTTGATCTGGAGCGTAAAGCGCGTGCGGCCGAGCTGAAAAGCGCCGGCCGTAACCAAATCAAAGAAGGCGGGCAGGGGCTGCGCAAGACGGGCGCGGCGGTGGCCGTGGGGGTTGCTGCCCTGGCGGTGCCCACGATGGTCTCGGCGAACTACGAGGCGCAGATTCGCCAGATTGCGTTGTGGGCTCACACGGCCGGGACGGATGATGAGGTGCGCCTTGCCAAGGCCATCAGCGACGTGGCAGCAGCGAAGGGAATGAGCCAGCAGGCGCTGGCACAGGCGGTTGGCGGCCTGGTGGAAAAGGGTATTGATTGGGAAGAATCGGCCGAGTACGCGCCGTTGATTGCCGACCTGATCAATGGTCAGGGCATGGAGCAGGCCACCGTCGCCACCTTGTTCAGCGCTTTCAAGGAAGCCGGCGTCAAGAAAGAGGAAATGGGCGCCATGATGGGCCAGGTGGCCGCCGCCGGCGACATTGGTGCATTTGGTCCCAAGGACATGGCGCGTTACATGCCCCAGTTGCTGGGCACGATCAAGCGCCTGGGCATGGAAGGGCCGGAGGCGGTGCGCTTCCTCGGTGCCAGCCTGCAGTCGCAATACAAGCAGACGCAGGATTCTGCCTCTGCTGCCACGAACATGAACAACCTGCTGAACGCGGTGATCAGCAGCACCAGCCAAGAGCGTTTCGCCAAGGAAGGCTACGACCTTGCTGGGTCGATCAACGCCCTGACCAAAAGCGGCAAGGCTGAAAACCCGGTCGACGCCTTCATCATGCTGACCAGTCAGTTGGTAAAAAAGCAGGACCCAGCCAAGGCCAAGCAGGTCGAAGCGCTAAAGGCGAAGGTCAAAGCCTCGGCCGATGGAAGCGCCGAGCAGGAGCAGGCCATGGTCGCGCTTATTGAGGCGGCCGGGCTTGCCACCATCGTTAGCGATCAGAGTGCGAGCGATGGTTTGTTGGCCCAAATCAAGTACGGGTCAACGATCAAGGACGACATGGCCACCATCAAGGCTACGGATGGCAAAGCCAAAATTGAGTCGGACGCGGCCAAGGCGCAGGAGGTGTCAAAGGCCAAATGGCAGGCGGCTACCAACAGCATTGAAGGGTCATTGACCAGCATCGGCCAGGCCATCAAGCCATTCTCCGATGCCGCTGCAGATGGCCTGACGGCTGTGCTGGGCGGGCTGAAGCGAATCACGGACGAATCGCCCAAGTTGGTCAGTGGTGCGGTGATGATCGCCGGCGCTGTGGCCGCAGGCGCGGCAGCGTTCCAGGCGTTCAAGATTGCCCGGGGTGTTATGAACATCGGGCGCGGTACGTTGATGGGCAATCCCAATGTCGTGCAAAAGGTCGAGGTTGTTAACGGCCTCGGGTTGGGCGGTGGCTCGGGTGGCCCTGCAGCTGGCAGCGGTGGTAGCGCTCGAAGTGGTGGCCGCCGTCGCTGGTGGAATCGCGGCAGGGGGCGTGGACGTTCAACTGCGCCGGCGGCGCCGATAGAAACCGCCAAGCCGCGTATGCGCGTTTACTCAAACGGCGCACCAGCGTCGGCCCAGCCAGGCGCGTTAAGCAGCTGGAAGCCGCCAGTGGGCACGCCTTCACCAGGTACAGGGATGTCGCTGGTGCCGAAAGGGCCGACGGCGCCGCGAATCAATACCGGTGGCCAGGGGCGCGGCTCATTACCGTTTGAGCTTCTCAGTGCGGGTTTCAGGGCCAAGGAGGTTTATGACACCGCCGAGACCAGAGACGAAAAAGCCGAAGGGTATGGCGAGGTAGCCGGCACATTGGCGGGCACTCTGGCGGGTGCTGCGGCCGGCGCCGCTATCGGCTCTGTGGTGCCAATTATCGGCACGGCCATCGGCGGCATGATTGGCGCTTACCTGGGCAGTGCTGGTGGCGGCGCTTTGGGAGGTTACGCGGGCAAAGCGTTCTTTGGCGGTCCTGATCCGGCGAGCGCTGCGCCCATTACGCCTATGCTTGCACGTGCACGTCCTGGGCCAGCAGTGCCCAGCCTTGGCGAGTTTGCATCGGCATACGGTCCAGGCGTTACGCGTAACGGGCAGAGCGGTAGCGTACTGGCTGAGCTGATGAAAAAACCGGATGCACAGACCTCTGCCTTGATGGCAAAGCCGGCGCCGCCGGCGCAGGTCGAGCCGACGCGCGTTGAGCAAAGCAACACGTTCGCGCCCGTTTTCCAAATCAACGTCCACGGCGATGTAAAAGACCCGCAACAGCTGATCAATCAGTTGATGCCGGAAATCCAACGCAAGCTCGATGACCAAGCCCGCCTCACGTCGCGGCGCAGCATGTCGGACGAATCTCACAGTTAAGGGGGCTTATGGAGTATCTGAACAGTCTGCAAAACGGCTTGAAATACATGGTCGAGGCGGGGGCATCGGGGAGAAAGCAGGTTGGCACCATATTGGGCCCGGTTAACGCTGCTATTGGCGAGCTTAGTAGCGCAGCTGATGGGCTTGAAGGGATTCCCTTTGTGGGGCCGGGTATGGGCGCCAAATTGAATCGCGTCCTCGGCGCCGTTGGTCGGGCACAAAGCAAAGTTAACCAGGTCGTCAGCACCTATGATCGCGCTGAGCGGGCTTACGGTACGCTCACAGAGAAGGCCGGCAAGCTCAAAGAGCAGTATGACCGGGCTAAGGCTGCGACTGACAGGCTTATCACTAAGGACCGCCCTAAAGTCGAAACGGTCGTTCCGACTGCAGCGCTGGCTCCAAAAAAGACCCCTGCGCCCGAGGCCGTCGGGTCGTTCGCGCATTTGATGATCCTGACGCCTGCAGCGCCCAGCGCAGAGCCGTTCTACTTCAACCTTAATACGGCGGCGTATGAAGGGTTGCAGCGCACCACGGCGTACCGCTGGGCCAGCCAGGAGCGTCTTGGCCGGCGCCCGGCCATGCAGGCGGTGGGTATGGGTGACGAAAAGATCACGTTGCGCGGCGTGATTTTCCCGGCTTTCAAGGGGGGCATTAAACAGCTGGACAAAATCCGCATGATTGGGCAGCGCCTGGCTCCGCTGGGGCTGACCACTGGTTACGGCATGGCGCTGGGCAACTGGTGCCTCACGACCGTGACTGAAGAGCAGGGCGGTCTGCTGCAGGGCGGTGTGCCGCGCAAACAAACCTTTAGCTTGGAGTTCGTGCGCTATGGCGATGACATGCAGAACGTCTGACGGTGACCTGCTGGACACGATCTGCCACAACTACTACGGCCACCTGCGCGGCACCGTAGAGGCGGTTCTGGAGGCCAACGAGGGGCTTGCACGTCAGCCGCAACCCTATGCGGCTGGTATACGCATCGTGCTGCCTGACGTGATCGAAAGCACAGACGCCACAGTCCAGCTTTGGAGCTGATCCGCGCGTCATCTCGCAATGCCTTGAGCGCACCACAAGCCCCGCCAATTGGGGCTTCTCATTTTCTGGAGTATTTCCTTTGATACCAGTGCACCGCATCGTGGCCGATGGTGTCGACGTCACGAACCTGATTAACGATCGGCTGCTTTTGGCGCGAACGATCGACAAACCCGGCGTTGATTCGGATGACTTCGAATTGCGCCTGGATGACCGCGACGGCGCCTTGGCGCTGCCCAAGCGCGGCGCGAACATCGCCGTCTACCTGGGTTGGGCAGAAGACAAACTGACCTTGCTGGGCCGCTACACCGTCGACGAAGTGGAGTTCTCCGGCCCGCCGGACACCATCGTTATTCGCAGCAAGTCCAGCGACACACGCAGCGCTGCCAAGACAACGCGCAGTGGCAGCTGGGAGGGCGTCAGTCTGGCAAGCATTGTGGCCGACGTCGCCAAACGCAACGGCTGGGAACCGGAGTGTCCGGTGGAAACCATCGTTGAGCGTGCCGACCAAATGGGAGAGTCGGACCTCAACTACATCAATCGCCTGGCAAAGCAGTACGACTGCACGGCCAAGGTGGCGGACGGCAAGCTTCTCGTGTTGCCCCGCGATACTGGGAAAAGTGCAAGCGGCAAGACGCTGTCGGCGGTCATTATTCATAGAGCAGATGTAAGCCGTTACCAGTTTCGTTTTGGTGATGACTCGGTAAAAAAGTCGGCTCGCGCCGCGTACCAAGATTCCAGTGGTGAGCTGGTCACCCTGGAAGTGGACAATGAAAACGCTGCAGGTGACCCGCCAGTCCATACCGACCGGCACATACATGCGAACAAGTCGGCAGCTGAAGCGGCCGCCAAGGCACGCCTTGCCGGGTTTAACCGTTCAACTGCCGGTGTGCGTCTTGAAATGAGTGGCCGCACAGACGTCTTCGCGGAGTCACCCCTGAATGCACAGGGCTTTAAGGATGGCGCGGATGGTGAGTACCTAGCCGATTCCGTTGAGCAGATGTGGAATCAGGCTGGGTGGACCACCACGGTGGAGTGCAATGCCGGTAACAAAGGTAAGCCCGACGCCAAGGGCAAGAAAAAGAAAGGGCCTTTAACGGTTCTGCAACTCGACTGAACCACTAACGTTCCGTTATTGGCCGCCAATGAGCGGCTTTTTTTCGTCAGGAGAAAAGTATGCCGATCAATGAGCAGCAACTGCTGCAGATCCTCCCGAACGCCGGCCCGCTAGCCGGTATTTTTTTATCTGGAGAAATGTAATGGCACGACTTTCTGAATCGATCGCCGGCGGCCGTAACGCGCTGGCGTTCCTCGACATGCTTGCTTGGAGTGAGGGCACCAGTACCTCGCCGGCCACGGCCATGGATGGCTACGACGTGATCGTGACCGGCAGCGACCGCAAGCCCGAGGTGTTCAAGGACTTCACGGATCACCCATTCGCCAAGGGGCGCGCATCGAAGCCCATCAACAGCAGGGGGCTCGCCTCCAACGCTTCCGGCCGGTATCAGCAGATGCTGAAGGACTGGCCGCACTACAAGGCTCTGCTCAAGCTGCCGGACTTCAGCCCGATCAGCCAGGACCTGGTGGCGCTGCAGCACATTCGCGAATGCCGCGCGCTGCCTGATGTGCTTGCGGGCCGGATCGAGACGGCAATCTCGAAGTGCCGAAATATCTGGGCCAGCCTGCCTGGCGCTGGGTACGGACAGCGCGAACATCGGCTGGAGGATCTGCTGAAGCAGTACAGGCTGGCGGGCGGGGTGATGTCGTGACGCCCGGTCATATCCTTGCGACGATCCTGCTGACCATCGTCATCAGCGCGGCGGGGACCTGGCAGGTCCAGGACTGGCGTATGGGCAAGAAGCTCGCCGAGCAGGCGGCCCAGTTCCAAACGGACCTGAGCACGGTCAGCAATGCCGCCGCCGCCCAGGCCCGTATCGAGCAGGACAAGCGCCTGGGCCTAGAAGGCCGTCTTCAATCTATAGACGAAGCGCATTTCAAGGAATTTAGTGATGCACAGAAAAATATTTCAAGGCTGCGTGATCGCCTGGCTACTGCTGATCTGCGGCTGTCAGTCCTTCTCGACACCACGGATTCAGCCAGTGGCTGCAACGTGCCTGCCGCCCCCGGCTCCGTCGGCGTGGTTTATGCAGCCCGTCGAGCCCAACTTGACCCAGCGCATGCTCAACGAATTATCGGAATCACCGATGCCGGCGACCAAGGATTGATCGCCCTGCTGGCCTGTCAGGCCTACGCAAAAGAAGTTTCTACACCGAAGTAAAAGGAGCGGCGGGGCAGGATGCGTCAACATCCAACCCGGCCACCTTCCCCGCAGAACGTCCCTGCAAGTCCAGCCAAGGCTCCTGCTTCGTGCACAAAGCGGAGCGAGCCTAGCACTGTTTATAAATACAGCAAAGGTCTTGCTTTTATATGTCCACACCCATCATCCCTTGGATGGGCGGCAAACGCCGCCTGGCCGACCGCCTTATCCCGCTCTTCCCACCCCACGAATGCTACGTCGAAGTCTTCGCCGGCGGCGCCGCGCTCTACTTCATGCGGCCCCAGGCCGCGCCGGTTGAAGTCCTCAACGACATCAACGGCGACCTAGTTACGCTGTATCGCGTCGTACAGAACCACTTGGAGGAATTCGTGCGCCAGTTCAAATGGGCGCTCAGCTCCCGCCAGGTGTTCGAGTGGCAGAAGATGACCCGCCCTGAAACCCTCACAGACATCCAGCGTGCAGCCCGATTCTTTTACCTGCAGCACCACGCCTTCGCCGGCAAAGTGACGGGGCAAACGTTCGGCACTGCAACGACCGGACCGGCAATTAACCTGCTGCGGATCGAGGAAAACCTGTCTGCAGCGTGGCAGCGTTTGTCTGGCACTTATGTTGAAAACCTGAGCTGGCTTGAATGTGCCGAGCGCTACGACCGTGCCCATACGTTCCACTACATGGATCCACCTTACTGGCAGACGGCCGGCTATGGCGTGGACTTTCCCTTTGAGAACTACGAGCGGATGGCTGAATTCATGCGGCGCTGCAAAGGCAAGGTGATGGTCAGTATCAACGACCACCCCGATATAAGACGCGTGTTCGAGGGGTTTCATTTCGAAACGGTTGATATCCGGTACAGCACATCTAATCAGCGGCAGGGGAAAGCAGGGGTCAGTGGAGAGTTGATAATCATGAATTGGGAGCCAGCAGCGCTGGGCGGCTTGTTCTGACCAAGCAGATCGTTGCAAAACGGTCGGCGCCGTGTTTGAGCGGTGGCGCGCCGGGCTTGCTGAACTATAGTTGCCCCTCTAACTCATACCTGTGTCTTTCAACCCGGCATTGAGTAGCTGATGGATAAGCAGCTCGCAGGGCTTTCAATCCTGCTCACCTTTGTGTGGATCTCCGCAGTCGCTCTTGTCATGTGGTGGTTCGCATGAAGGATCCGGCTCGATCAGTTGCGGCCCCTGATTTCTGACATTTCCCACGGCTTTGCCTACCGGAAACCATTCAAACTCTTCCGTGGGCTGGCACAATTCCTTTGCAATTTCCTCTGCCTGCGAAGGTGTAAGGCCAGGGTCAAGCCACTCATTGGCATGATCGCGGGTCAGTACCAGGGGGCGCCGGTCGTGGATGTCTACCATTCCCTGATCACTTGCGGCGGTGATAATGACAAACCCATCACCCTCGCGAGGCTCCAGCCCAGGCGAGACCTCTGCGAGCGCCCCGAAGAACATCGGGCGCCGGCTCTTCAGTCGGATGAAGTAGGGCTGTTTCTTCTTCGGGTCATCCGGATCTTTCACCCATTCATACCAGCCTTCGCTGGGCACAATTGCACGGCCGTTGGGCCAGAGCTGTTTGAAAAACTTCCCCGTGGTAACGGTCTCGACCCGAGCGTTGATCGGATCCGGACGTTTACCTTTCGCCCAAAACGGCGCCCATCCCCATTTGACTGCATCTATATGCAGCCCATCCTCATTTGCGTGCAGCACCTGCACCCGCGTCGACGGTGCGATGTTGTATCGATCAATTGGCTGAGCGTCGTATCCGCTGAATAGCTGTATTTGCGGGCTCAGCTCTTCAATAAAAATCGCCATTCCTTCGTACTGTACAAATCGCCCACACATACGCACCTCTCCGCTTGTCGAAATCCCCTACAGAAAAATTGACCGCGCGCGTCCTACAAAGTTAACTGTACGTTCATACAGTAATTGTAAAAGGCCGCATCATGAGCTTCACCATACTGGGTCCCATCGCTGAGGTAGGCGCGAAGTTGCCGTTGTGCTCGTTCCAGGTTCCCGCTGGCTTTCCTTCGCCGGCAGCGGATCATATTGAGCAGCACATCTCATTGGATGAGGTCCTGAATATCCGCGCACCGCATGTGTACCTGGTAGCCATCACCGGGGAAAGCATGCAGGGGATTGGTATCTTCGAAGGCGATCTCGCGGTGGTGGATCGTGCCATTGAGCCGGCGCACGGGCATGTGGTGGTGGCTCTGCTGAACAATGAGCCCGTCTGCAAGCGCCTATGTAAGCGCGGCCGGGAGGTTGTCCTTCTGTCAGAAAATCCCAAATACCCGGCGCGGTACGTTCTCGAAGGGGATGAGTTGTCAATCTGGGGTGTGATCACCAGCACAGTGCGCAGCCATGTCTAAGCAGCGACCGACCTTTGCGCTGGTTGACTGCAACAGCTTCTATGCTAGTTGCGAGCGGGTATTCCGGCCGGATTTGGCGAAGGTGCCCATCGTGGTGTTGAGCAATAACGATGGCTGTGTCATCGCCCGTAGCTACGACGCAAAGCCATTTGTCAAAATGGGCGAGCCGTATTTCCAGATTAAGCACAAGCTCAAGCAGCACGGCATTGTTCCATTCTCATCAAATTATGCTCTTTACGGCGATATGAGCGAGCGGGTCATGAGCGTGATTGAGGCGATGGTGCCGTCAGTTGAGGTGTACAGCATCGACGAAGCCTTCGCCGATCTGACCGGTATGGATGGGCTGGATCCATTAGGCAGGCAAATTCGTGCCCAGGTGCTTCGCTGCACCGGCATACCCGTCGGTGTTGGAATTGCTCACACAAAGACTCTGGCGAAACTAGCGAACCACACCGCGAAGCGTCTGCAGTCCCAAACCGGTGGGGTGGTCAACATCACCGATCCGGTTAAGCGTGACTGGGTACTACGCAATACAGACGTTGCGGAGGTGTGGGGTGTTGGTCGCAAAATGAAACTTCATCTTGATGCCATGGGTATCAAGTCGGCTATGGATCTGGCTAAAGCCGATCCGTGGACGCTCCGTAAGAAGTTCAGCATTGTGATCGAGAAGACGGCCAGGGAGTTGGGCGGCACGCCTTGTCTGGAGCTGGATGAACCGGATCCGCCAAAGCAGGAGATCTGCTGCAGCCGCATGTTCGGCATGAGGCTGACGGAGCTATCGCCCATCAAGGAGGCGGTGGCCACCTACATGATGCGTGCTTCTGAGAAGCTACGGGCCCAGAAGTCCCTGTGCAAGAAGATCAGGGTCAGCATCCGCACCGGCATGTTCAACCCTGAGGAAGCCAAGTACGCCAATGGCGTGGTGGTGGACCTGCCTTACCCGACTGATGACGTTCGCCTAGTGACCAAGGCGGCAGTCGATGCGCTCGAACGCTTGTTCCGTCCAGGGTTCAACTACAGCAAAGCGGAAGTGCTGCTGTTGGACCTGTGCCGGCACGGCGAGTACACCGACGACCTGTTTGCCATCTCTCAGCCTGCCGAGGCGACCCGGGTGATGGCGGTGCTAGACCAGATCAATGGTCGGTGGGGCCGAGGCACTCTCCGAGCCGCCAGTGTGCCGAGCAATCCAGAGTGGGGTATGCGGCGCGAAATGATGAGTCAGAGTTATACGACCAAGCTTGATCAGCTGTGGACGGTGGCGTGCAAGTAGGCTGAGTATCGTCCAAGCGCTGGTGTCTGATTTGAATCATTCTGAGCCGAAGAACCGGAAACAGAAACCTGAACAGTCTCCTAGTTTAAGTGAGGAAGGTTGGAAGCTTTGAAAACGTGGAGCGGGTCAAGGAAATCGACCCCTAGTTATGCTTGGGAAGCTGACTCCGGCTGCTGCGGCCAGAAGTTGGCAATCGAGGATTGACTCCCCAGGCGCGAGATGGCGCTATCATCAGGCTTTCCGATCCAGGTGGGTTTAATCATGGCAGAGAAGACAGTTTGGGAAAGTGCGGTTGCACATTACGACATGCCCTAGAGATCACGCGAAATATAAATTGTGATTTCGCGGCTCCAGGTGCCGACCCCTTGGATATCCATCTGAAATCTGAACGGGAAAAATCCGTCAGTGCTATGAGTAGATAACATCTCTACGGCTTCTACCTTACGAACGGCCATTAGCGGGGTTGTCGGTTTGGAGGGGGCGTGATCTACGTGTGGTATGCACGCCATCCGAATGGTCTCGAGCTTTATCAGCCTAGGTAGCCAGGGGGAGCCAAAGAAAACTTGTGAATATTCACGAATTCGTGTGCCCAGAGAAGGTTGAAGAAAAACTTCCCCTCGGCTTGTAGACAGGCAGTGCTTTATTTTTTGTGGAAGTGCATCCAAACCGCGAACGGTTGCCAGGTCTCCGTTCGCTATGAAAATATCATTGTCATCGTTAACTGCTATGTCCATAGGCAGGTTATGGGCATCGGTGCGGGGAAAGCTTTCAATGACAGCCACAGCGAGTGATAACTGTTGTTGCTGCTTTGACCACCGGGGGGCTGAAGCTAGTTCGCGCCCATCGCCAAGGGCATTGACGAGAACAAACCGGTCGTAGGGATCTAGGTTTGTGAAGTCCTCTCCAAAACGGATAAGGTCACCAAGCTCCCCGATAACGAAGTGATCCAATCGGAATGACCATATGCTGGATTCGATGCCAATTAATTCGCCTGTAAAGACTAGGTCGGGGCCAAGAGCAATAAAGTCGCTGTCATGAAGCGGATCGCTCGCTCCGGCTAAACGAGCTACCTGTGCTGCTTCATGAGCTAGTTTGATTTCATGGAGGCGGTGTACAGGGAAAGCGTCAGGATTCACATCAATAAGTCGACTATGGCTCTGGCACAACCAAATTCCATTCATGATGGAGGATCGTTGTTCCGGTGTCATTGTGGGGTCATATCTCGGACCGCCCGGCGCAGCTGCACTTATATGAGCGGCTACTCCAATATTGACATGCTTGTCCGGGCCAGCTTCGCTGGGACCGACTGTCGGTCTTTTACACTCTGACAGAGAGCAGCAATACCCTGCACGCAATGCCAGAGCTCTTATGATCGGCTTGCTGAAGTTGTCACGTTTTTCCTTAGCTGATTCGCCTGAGGATGGGCCATTGAGGCTGATCATTAGTCAGAAGTTTCCCTACTGATTTGCGTACTCGCGCAGCTTGGCAGCAGATGCCCAATATTGTCGAGATTGAATTTCACTGGGCAGTGCATGTGAGCAATAATTGGATTCAGAAATCGGCATCCAAACTGGTTGCCCTCCGATTTGGCCTAGCGGGAGCCAGCTTCTTAATAGTTTTTATATTTCCCATCTTTAGGCTTGCCGGGTGCCACGGGAATATCACCAGCTTAGTTAAGCGGATCAGCGCTGCTCAGACTGGAGGGTTTAGGGCAGAATTAGGGCAAATTCAGGGCCGCTGTAGACCTCAATACGCCATATGCGGCGTGCGGAAACACTGCTTTTGCTGGTCTGGAGCGGTCCTGAGAGACACGAGAAGGGGTTCGAATCCCTATCTCTCCGCCATTATTGAATAACCAAAAGCCCCTGAAAGGTTTAATCCTTTCAGGGGCTTTTGCGTTTCCGATGGCTTCATTTTAGAGGTGGGTTTTATCCAGTGCGAGCACCAGCGTCCTTCACTTAAACACTAGCCCCTCACTCCCCAAAGCCTGC